ATGAAAGATTTTCTAAGAATCCTCCAGCACCTCCACCACCACCATAACTACCGCCACCACCACCTGCACCGCCAGCGATGCATAGATACTGTGCTGTTCTTGTTGCACCAGTATATGCAAAAGTTCCACTTGCTGTAAATATATGAGTTCTATATCCACCTGAAGTTGTAACTGTGTTTCCACCAGTTGAATTAAATGGCATTGCAGAAGCAGATTGAGCAGAAGAAATTGAGTTACCATTTTGATTAGCAGCAGTTGCTGTAAACAAATAAGATGTTCCCGCAGTTAATCCAGTTACATTTATTGGAGAAGTTGCTCCACTTGCACTTATGCTTCCAGGATTTGAGGTTATAGTATATTGAGTTATAGCACTTCCACCAGTTTCATTTGCTGAAAAAGCAACACTTGCACTTTCAAACGAAGAAGTTACAGTAGAAACTGTTGGTGCGTTTGGAACAGTTGTTGCAGTTATTGTATTAGAAGAGGTTGAAAATGCAGAATATCCAGCAGCGTTTTTAGATCTTACTGCAAATGAATATTGTGTATTAGATTGAAGACCATTGATGGTAACTGGAGAAAATCCTCCACTTGCACTTATTGTTCCAGGTGATGAAACAACTTCGTAATAATCTGGCACATCTCCAGAATCTGGAGCAATGAATGTTACAGTAGCAGCACCATTATTATATGCACGACTAGTTCCAACGTTAACTACTGATGCAGATGTTGGTTTTCCAGGTAAATCAATTGGGATATAACTATTTTCAATAAGCCATCCTTTAGTATTATTAATAAACAATAAATCTAAACTACTATCAACTACGGAAATTTTATAAGCACTAGATGCACCTACTAGATTTCCATTTCCAATAATTGTAATATTGTTTGTAGTAGCATTTGATGCAATATCAAGAATTTTAATTTTGCTACCCTGAATTGGTGATGATGGAAGAGTTACTGTAAATGCACCTGAAGCGGTATTAACAAATATAGTTTCATTATCAGATGCATTATGATTTGAAGTAATAGTACTAAGAGTAGTCTTTTTTTCAAATGGCAGGGTATTTTTTAAATTATCGCTTAAGTTAGCCATTTATAGCCCTCCATCCATATGTAGCATTGGTATATATAAATTCTACTGCAGCATTATTAATATCTATTGTAAAGTTAGATGATAGTCCATCAATTTTATTACTATTTCTACCCACAGTTATATTATTTACCGCTGCATTATTTGCTAAATCTGCAATCTTTACTTTGTCTCCTAAGATAGCAGATATTGGCAATGTAATTGTATATGCCCCAGAGGCGGTATTAACAAATACAACGTCCCCGCTAACTGCTGTATATGATTGTGATTTTATTAAAGATGTTTCAGAGTTAAAATTAGAAATTTGAGTATCAACATAATTAATTGTTGCATATAGACTAACGTCTACGCTTGCCCCTGATGGACCTTGAGGTCCTGATATATTTACCCAATATTCTCCATCATACACAAAAAGCCCACCAGCATCGTCATCATACCAAATGCTTCCAGTTATAGCACCCTGTGGTGCACTTTGTGCAATATCTATAGTTGTTTGAGGTGTGGATGCGTCACCAACCTGAACCCAGGATGTGCCATCCCATACATACATTGGTTTTAATGACATATTTAAATTATAACACTTAAAGTCAGGATCTGTTTTTAGAACATAAGGCTATTAATTAAAATCAATATTAATAATAATCCTCTTAGAATTTTTAGTTGGCTTGCTTGAAGAATGATATGTTAAACCATCAAAAACTAAGGCATTTCCCTTACTTGGACTAAATTTTTGATTAACGGTAAATTTTTCAGGCACCTCATCATATTCTTCAAAAACTTCATTATAAAGAATTGTGTCACCATCTGAGTCATTTACATAGTAAAGCAAAACCTTGTGATCAAAATCCATATCAACGTGAGCATTATGAGCCATATCTTTAGGAGACCAGGTTGTTAATGCTGCCCTAACTCTATAAATATTCTTAACCTTGATATCTGTCTTATCTTGCATAAAATATAGCAATGGTTCTATATCTTTATAGTAAGCAGACACCTGTGTATTGTCTATGTAAAACATATGATAAAGGCCATATTGAAATCCATTAAAATCTACCTCATCACTTGAGGTTTGTTTTTGACCAGAAATGTTTTCATTCCAAAACCAAGGGAAAACACTTGATGTCATTAAATTATGCAAATTATCTGCATATGCTTTTGGTACCAATGGCTTTATTTCTTTTATCATTATTTCTCCCTATTCGTATTTTTTCTTTACCCAAAAATTATTCTTATAAACACCAAAGAAACTTTTATTCATAAAATGAGCCCTTTTATCAGTTTCATAATCTTTATATTCTAATACTTCTGACTCCCAATCAGATCTCTTGAAAGGAATTATCTGATACATAGGAGTTCCTGCTGGAATGATACCTTCAAAATCTTTTTTAATAAAAAACGGATATTGCCCTACTCTTGTATGATAATAATTATCTGAATCTATAACAGCAGTGCAGGTTGTAAATGGAGAATCAAAAAAATTCAAAGGATGGGTATAAATTACGCTCCAACCTTTAGGTGTTTTAACATCCCATTGTTCTTGCCAAACAAATTCGACTGGATGATATGAATCATCAACTGGAATAATAGATTTATTATCTCTAACTTTCATTATTTCGGGGCCTGTTGCATAGTGAAATTGAACTTTGTCGTCTATAATTTTAATATGTATATCTGTCCAAGTTTCAAAAATATAACCAGTTGTTAATGAATCCAAGAATGGCATACACATTTTAACTGAAGTATTGAGTAAACTACCTTTGGGTCCAAAAACTATTTTCTTTTGATTAAACCCTGGTATTTGTTTATACCAACTAGGTAAATAATTTTTAGCGGGCTTAGGTGGAGAAACAAATGGTTCAATTCCTTTTGTTGTAGGAATAAACTGTATTTTGTTTTTACTTTTAAACATCTAACTCTCTATTCTAAGGAGTAGGTAAAATCCAGTCCCATGTTTCTTCACTAATAACATGTTCTGGAGTTGGTTTTGCTCTAAAGAAAGCGTCTCTCTCTTCATCGTAAAAACCACCTATTGTTGCATAGTTTTTTCTAAAAGGTATTCCTTGATCAGGAATTCCTTCACTATCATAGTGTACACCACAATACGTATTATAGGAAGTCCTTAACCATTTTCCTAACAAATTTTCTTCAACCCAAGTTTCTGCCTCAGCATCACTCATATCAAAAGGACCAACAATAACATTAACAACATTATTGTTACTATCTAATTTTGCAAAATGTGACATTATGCTGGATACCTCACTATGCATATTCCGGATCCTCCACCGCCACCTGCTCCACCCCAACCAACGTGGGATTTGTAATAACCTGTTCCGCCACCACCACTATTACCAGCACCTCCGCCAGCAACACCTGAGCCACCACCAGCACCTCCGCCACCGCCTGCGTAGAAGCGAGTGCCACTAGACTCTACACCAGTAGTTGTTGCAGCACCCCAAGTAGTAAAAGCAGGAGTACCAGCACCACCAGAAGAACCACTTCCAACAGCACCTGAACCTCCACCGCCACCACCGTAAGAGTTGTGTCCGCCAGTAGCACCATTATTTCCATAAGTATTTGCGTTAGCATCACTACCATAGTTTCCAGTACCACCGCCACTAGAACCTGATTCTGAAGCACCTCCACCGCCACCTGATCCACCATTTTGACCAGCGTAAGTAGCACCATATCTACCGCCACCACCTTGACCACCACCAGCACCAGTTGATATAGAACCAAAAGTAGTATCTCCACCAGCACCACCATATTCGTAACCACCACCGCCACCACCACCAATAGTAACAACAACATTTGAATTGCCATTAACAGAAACTGAATCTAACTTAACTCCGCCACCGCCGCCACCGCCACCGTAACCTCTTGTATATCCACCCCAGCCTTCATCACCACCACCGCCTCCGCCTCCAGCACCTCCACCTACAAGTAATACTTCAACGGCTCCTCCGTCTGTAACAGTAAGTGTTCCAGCACTAGTAAATGTGTGATATTTAAATCCTCCAGTTGTAACTGTTGTTCCGCCAGTAGCAGAAACACGTGCTTGAATTATTGCGGCAGATGAAGCCAAGCCAATGCGATTAAATTTTTGCTGGCTATAAAAATTAGATGATGACGCTCTAGTAAATCCCATTACACTATTTCACTTCCAAATAAATTAAATGATACAGACGCTGATGATGCATAAACTGTTATAACATCTGCAGCATCAAGTGTCATTCCTAGTGTTAAAGAAATTGTGTCAGTTGGTGGAAGTGATACACCGTAACAAACATAATGTTTATCTGCTAGAGTTTCAGCATTTGGTCTTACTGCAATGCGAAATGTTGCAGCACTTCCTGCCCTATTGCATACAGTAATTGTTGATATAACTGTTTGAGTTGCTGATGGAACTGTGTATATATTTGTGTCAGTTGTTGCTGAAGGTGCTGATTGTGCTAATACTTTATAACTTTTTGCCATATTATCCTCCCATCATTAAAAATATGTCTGGTAGATTATCTGCGTCTATTGTTGACAACTGTGCCTGTGTTGCATATGTTGATGATGCAGAAGCCTGTGATAAGTATACTACAGAAGCATTTGCAATAGTTTGATATGGAGTTAAGTTTATACTTGCTACCTGTTGATTAGTATAGGCACTGGCAGATGCATATGCTGCTGCTGAAGCAGTGTTTATAGTACTAGTTAAATTTATATTGCTTAAACTTGCTATTGTTGCGTATGTTGCACTAGCGTTTGTGTTTGTTAAGTAAAGGCTTGATGCTGTGCTTGCAGGTAAATATTGTCCGTGTACGTGATTAACTCCTACAGCGTCTCCTGCGACCCCATCTGAATCAATCCAGACTGATCCTACCTCTAAGCCTAAAGCAACCGCATTTGGGCTTGCAGACTGGTATAAGACGGCACCAGCACCACTGCCAAGTTCTTTATATGTACTTCCATCTTTTGTAAATTCCCATCTATCACTAGATTCATTCCATTGGATAGAAACATTTGGACTAGTTCCTCTTTCTATTTCTATACCCGCAGAAAGCGAGGGGGATCCAGAAACTCCATAATTTAAAACTATTAGATTATCTTCTATATTAAGTTCATTAACATTTAAAGAAGTACTTGATCCTGATACTGTTAAATTACCATCAATAATTAAACTACCATTTATACTACCCCCAGATTTTGGAAGATATATAGAAGAAGCATTTGATTGTGATAAATAAATTGCAGATGCTGCTTGAGCACTTAATCCGCTACCATCGCCAACTAGGATCCATTCAGATCCAGTCCACATATATAAAGGTTTTCTAGTTTGACTCATAATTTAATTATACCTCAGAGATGAATTATTCATATGTTTATATTGGTTGATATGTAAATTGTCCACGATATCGTTTGAAAGTACCACTACATGGATCTCCATAAGTATCGTTGTTTACACCAAACCCTATACTTGTGGCTGGCACTCCAACTCCAACTCCAGCATGACATCCACTATAACTAAAACTACCACAACTGCCATTTGGTGTTCCATAACTTGAAAAATCTACTCTAGTAAATCTAAAACCACCTGGTGCATATACAGTGTTACCTTGATTTTCATTCATTTCTAAACAACTATATCCAACGTTTATAGATCTAACTACTAAAGAAAACGCTCTAAATGAGCCACCCCCAGTTCCTATTGCTCCCACTGTAAAGTTATATGTAGTACCAGCGTTATAGTCTGCTATTCCAGTAGGTGTACCACTTATTGTTCCATTTGCTGTGTTTAGGGATACCCCAGTTGGTAATGCTCCTTCGGAAATATAGTAAGACCCTGCACCATCTGCTTGCACACTTGTGCTATAAGATCTTGTTGTGTATAAGGTTGTTCCAGTTAATAGTTGACCAGCACTAGTAACCCAAGCCGGTATTCTTCCAGCAGACTTTCCGATTGTACCAAAATTTCCTGATAGGGTTGTTATAAACGGCATATATCTCCTAAATATTTAAATTAGAGTTTGCAATTATTAATGTTGAACTGCTTGTTCTAAATACTGTAAAGTTAAATATATCTATTTTACCCGCAGAACTTGTTGGAGTAGGAGCACTTCCTCCAAGCCATTTAATTGTTTGAGAAACTCCACCTAACATAAAAATATTAGGAATATATCCTGTTGCACCTTGTGTTACCACAACTGAGATTGTTTGACTTCTTAAGTTTACGCTTGGAACATTTATTAAATTTAATGTAAAGTTTGCAGATGGTGCAGTTGCTATATAAAATAATCCTCCATCATTAAAATTTGCTGTTGCTGATCCAGATACTATAGATAGTTCTACTATCTTTTCTCTTATTTCTTGAACATCTAAAATTCCATCAACTTGAGCATTAACAAACAGTGATGTTCCAGTAAAAGTTGGATTTGATATTGGTGAATATGTTGCACTAGCATTTGACTGTGTTAAGTATGTAGCACTTGCTGTAGATATATTTAACTTAGAGGCTAAAGAGTTTGTAACTGTAGTAGAAAAATTAACATCATTTCCAAGAGCGGTTGCTAACTCATTTAATGTATCAAGAGTAGATGGTGCTGAGTTTACTAAATATGTAACAGCAGCAGCAGAAGCAGTATTTATACCTGCATTAACTTGTGTATTTGTATATGTTACTAAAGATGAGGATGCTGAGTTTGTATACGCACTAGCACTTGCATAAGCCGCAGCCGAGGCAGTATTGATAGTAGAAGTCAAATTTATATTATTTAAACTAGTAATAGTAGCATATGTAGAAGAAGCATTATTGATTGTTAGATATGTATTAGAGGCTGTATTTAAAGATAGATATGTTAAATCATGATTATGGGATATACCCGCATTTTCGTCTTCTAAAGATCCATCTTGATCTACCCATAGAGTTCCTACTTCTGGTGCTGAAGGAGATGCTGATTGGTAAAATATTTCACTACCGCCACCGCCGCCGTCACCAATTGGGATCCATTCAGAACCAGACCATAAATAAGCGGGTCTAGTTGTTTCTGATATTTGTGCTGAAGCCATTATTTAATTATACTCTCCTAAGTTAAATAACTTATTATTACTACACCACTACCGCCAGATCCACCTGATCCGCCACCGCCACCAAGATTTGCAGTACCATTAGATGCTGAATCAAAAGAATCATTAGATCCTCTTCCTCCACCACCCAATCCTCCATTGAATTCAAGATATGGAGGGTCGTTTTGTCCTGAATATCCAGCACCACCACCACCACCTGCATAATAAGTAGCATTTCCACTAATAGAAGACTGATACCCTATTCCTCCAACTGGACCACCTGCAGCATTAAAGTTAGCACCTGCTCCACTAGCACCTCCACCTCCAGAAGCATAAGGTTGAGAACTTCCAGAGGTTCCTCCAGCATTACCAAATCCTGTATTTGCATAAGATGTTACTCCATCACTTGTACTTGTAGGTTGTGTTGCTGCAGCACCAGCATATCCTGGATACCACTGGCCACCACCAGAACCACCACTTGTACCATTGTTTGTAACATCATTATATCCACCGCTTCCTCCACCTAATGCTGTAAGTGTTCTAGAATTACCAGTTAAAATACTATTTGTACCTTTGGCTGTAGCACCTCCACCGCTACCAATTGTTATACCATAAGTTCCAGTAGTAAATGAAAAAGATGATATATTTATTAGCCCTCCAGCACCACCGCCAGCACCACGATTTGAACCAATTCCTCCTCCACCACCTCCACCTGCAACAATCAATACTTGAGCATTTATATTTCCAGAAAGAACAAACTGAGATGAAGACGTAAAGGTGTGTATTGTATATGCTCCATAATAAGTAACTAATCCACCTGTTGCTAATGTATAATTTCTTGGAGATGAATTTCTAAATGAATTATTACCATAAACTTGAAAAACTGGTGCACTTGCTGTGGTTGTATCAATCCATATTCTTCCATTTGTATTTCCCGAGGTAGGAGAAGCACTACTAATATATATCCTACTATCTAATGAACTACTAACATCAATATTTTGTAATGATGTAAAAATCTTACTTGTATCTCTCGTTCTTCCCATCTTATCCTCCTATTACTATATCTACAATATCATTTGTAGATAAGCCTTCATTTAAAGTTATTAAAGAACTGCTTGTTGTTGTATATTCATTAGTTGCTAGAAGAATACCATTTAAATAAAATAATTCATATCCTGATGCATATAATAGAGTATTTGAATTATCATCTACCCCTTGAATTTTAGTAGGGTCAATAAGATTAATTGTTCCCTGCATTGATGAATGATATTGACATGCATAATAAAGTGTATCTGGTGCATTTGTAGGAACTGTCCAGGTTATTGTTCCGTTATCAGTTCCAAGGTTTGTTGTTCCAGTTGAGTAAACATTGCCACTGCTGTATCCTCCAGAAACTGTTTGAATCCAGAATGGGTGACCACTTGCATTTATTGCAAATGTATACGTGTTTCCTTTTACTAAGTTAAATGTTGGATTGCTAACTCCAGAAACAACATAAGCACCTAATCCACTATTTGTTACAGTAAAACTTTGATTACCTGAAAAAGAATATGTTTTTCTCCATCTAGTATTTTTTTTAGCATATATTGTTGATGCACTAGAAATTGAAAGTTTTGTTGCAAGGCTATTGGTTACTGTACTTGAAAAGTTGGCGTCATCATTTAACGCTGCTGCTAATTCATTTAGTGTATCTAAAGCACCCGGTGCTGAATCTACTAAGTATGTTACTGCTGCTGCTGATGCTGTTTGTATTGCTGAAGATAAATTAATGTTTGCTATTTGATTATTTGTATAAGCACTAGCAGATGAATATGCTGCTGCACTTGCTGTTGTAATTGCTGAATTTAAATTAATATTATTAAGTTCTGTTTTTGTAGCATACAAAGTTGAGGCGGTAGAAGAATTTAACAATTGATTATTACCTACTATTAAAGTACTACCATTAGATACTACTTGTGTATTACCAAGATATATAGAAGATGCTGATAAGAATATATCTTTTACTGGATACTGTAAAGATCCTATGTTTTGAATATTAGCACTATCTGGAATTAAATTACCATTATTATCTTCTGACCAGAATGAAAGGCCTGTTCCGCCTCCACCGCCACCTGTTGCTTCTGCATCACTATCTACCCAGATAGTTCCTACATTTAAACTAGTTACATCTGGCTGAGATGCTGAATAAATTACAGATGCACCTTCTCCACCTGCACCACTTAATTCTGTCCAAGCACCATTAGCATAAACTCTTACAACATCATCAGTAGTATTAAAATATAATTGACCCTCTGACCCACTTGCTGGATCTGAGGTTAAACCTACTAAACCTAACGGTGTTAAAAACTTTTTTGCCATCAATTCTCCATCTTAATAAATAGGGGCTAAGTTTATTTAACCCCTATATTATTTTAGCCTATTACAACTACGCTGAAGGTATTAACTCCAGGAGGTGTAGCAAAGCCAATTACTACTGTGTTTGCATCTGTTCTATTAATATCAGTTTCTACTGTTTGATAGGCATATGCAGATAGTTCAGTACCATAAACTTGAACTTGTACGTTTCTAGTTCCTAAGTTATGTGTAACTGTGTATGAAGTGCTTGCACTATTTCCGATGATTTGTGAGAATTTTCTTGTAAATCCATCTGAAACAAAAGCACTTTCTAATGTAGCCTTATCTACTGCAAGACCGCTGGTCTTACTTAAGAATGATCCAGATGCAGATAGTGTTGTATCAAGAGTTAGTGAATTTGATCCATCATTATAATTTGCTGATAGAGAATTACTTCCTGTTACTAAACCACCTACTACGTCTTGAACTGCTTCTGTAAAGTCAGTTACATCAGTTGATACATGAGTGTGTCCTTCTGTGGATACTCTGTATACTGCAGAACCACCTTGGGTTAAAGACCATTGGTCCTGTGTTTCATCCCAGTATAGTTTTGCATTAGTTGATGTGCCACGTTCTACTTCAATACCAGCATCTAAAGTAGGTGATGATGTAACATTGCTGTTTAATACAACAAGGTTATCTTCTACATTTAGTGTTTGAGTATTTAAAGTAGTTGTGTCTCCGTTTACAGTTAAGTTACCACTGATTGTTAAATTACCGCCAACTGTTACATCGTCTGGTAATCCAAGAGTTACAGCACCATTTGCTGCAGATACTTCAATTTCATTTGCAGTTCCAGCAAGAGATGTTACTACTGTAGTAGATGCAGATGTGATAGATGTTACTCGACCATAAGCATCAGCATTTACTACTGGTATTGTAATTCTGTTTGTTCCGGAATTAAAACCACCAGTTCCTGAACCTGTTGGATTTACTGCTGCAAGATCTACTACTACGCTTCCTACTGAAGCACTTAGTGTAGTTCTTCCTGCAGTTCCTGCAATACTTGTTACTCCAGTATTTGTTATTGTTAGGGAATTATTCGCATCATCATAATTTACGGATATACCTGTTCCTTGATCAATTAAGTCAGCAACAGAGTCTCCGATGAATTCAACGCTTCCTACAGCAACCCATGCTGAAGCAGATCCGCTATAAACCTTTAGAGTATCGCTTGCAGTGTTGTAATAAACTTGACCAGCAACTCCAGTATTTGGATCTTGCGTAGCATTTTGTATTACAGCCTTGATTAATTGATTTTGCTCTAAGTTTAAATTAGTTAAAAATGTTCTAGCCATTATTTCGCCTCCTTATTATGATAAAAACGCCTTACCAGAAAATAAACTGGAAAAGGTTAATACTACAGTTGTATTATTTGGATAGTTATATGACCCCTCAACAACTGTTCCAAAAGTATCTACTACTGTTATATTTGGAACAAAGTCAAGATTATGATTTATTGTCCATACCGCTGAAGCAGCGGTTTGTGTATGAACATAACCTTGATCTTGTGTTAACTTTGTTCCTACTCCCCATGAACCTGTTGTTCTCGGTCCATAAAGTTCATTTGCAACGGTGTCAATATAAAAATCTCCACTGATACCTATTGCTAGTGTTGGCTCTCCAACTCCATTAAGAAGAGAATTGCCTCTAGGTCCTTGTGGACCAGTTACACCTAAATCTAATGTTACTATTTGTTCATTTACTATTACAGAAACTGATGTTTCAGTTACACTTACTAACGTTGGTTGTTCAATAACTGATACAGTTACTTCTCCAGCCATTAGCGTGTCACCTCTGGGGTAACGTTAAATCTACCTTCAATAAGTCTAGTAGTTGTTCCATTTGTTGATTCAATTTCAAGGTCATAAACATGATCTCCTGTAATGAAGTTAGCAGTGACATCATCTGCTATTAAAATACCTATTGTTCCTGCAGAACCACCCATTGTAATACCTGAGCCATTAATTAGGCTAACAATATAATCAGTTGCATCGTGGGTTTCTCTTACTTGAAGTCTACCTGAGTATCCAGTTAAATTTACTGGAACAGTCTCTATCTTATATGTGACAGTCCTTTGGAAAGTGCTTCCTTGCGGACATGTGAAATTTAATCTCCCTGGGGTCATAAGGGTGCTCCTAAAGAGGCGGAAGCCTCAATTTCATTATACCAAATTATTTATCTACTATTGAGATTACGATGGATTTAATTACTTCTAATTCCCCTGAAATTTGAGCAAGTTCATTTTTCATTTTATTTTGATCTCTACGAATAAAGTCTACCTTGTCTGACATACTGGAGCCACCATTTGGATGTACTTGTGCTTCTATTCTTTCTAGTCTTTCTAGTAAGGTATTACCCTTTTTATCTTTTCCTAACAGTCCTTCAAATCTACGAGCCATAACATATCCAACACCTAATGCTGCAGTAATAATAGTTAGCATTTGCCAGGTATCTGAAATCATTGCTAAAAATGTTGGATTCATAATATTATCTAATTGTAACATTGTTATTGACTAATACTCATAGAAGCCTTATAATTAATATATAAGGAGTGGTGAATATGGCAAAGTCAAAAGTAAAAGAAAAAGAAAAAGTTAAATACGAACTAACAGCATTTGATCGTTGCGATAGATGTACTTCGCAAGCGTGGGTAAAAGTCGGCGGGGTAAATGGAGAATTACTATTCTGTTCACACCATTACAATAAAGTCGAAAATAGTATTAAAGAATGGGCATTTAGCGTTGTTGACGAAAGAGACAGGTTAGTCGAAAATCGGTTGACAGATTAAGACAATTAAGATATAATAGACATATACTTCGGGACATCTATAGATCCCGACTAAACGTGAGTCAGTCCCCCACCACCAACCACAGGGGCTGGCTCACACTTCATTTCTAAGGCAGTTAAATCGAAAAATTTGGCACTTAAATCAAGTCGGCGATACATGAACACCATCTCCACCTTCTCCCCTATTTTATGCCTTACGGCATGTTTTAAGCCTATGGAGGGTTTTTCCCATATGACAATATTTAAGAGTATTTGACATGTTGTTTAAATGTGTGTATAATTGGGGGGGAAAGGGGGGGCAATAAACTATCAAAGAAAAAAAGAATAAGATAGTAAACATATCCCCCATAGATACATAAGTATATATATAGATATCCAGAGTAATGGCTATAAATAAAAAGAAATAATAATTAAGCCAGAAATATGATTTCTTTATTCCCCCGAATTTTTTTCAACAGCAAAGAAATATTGTTTATTATGTATAGCACAAACAAATTCTTCTTTACCATTTATCTTTATATCATAGTAGGCTACATCTTCACAATTATCTAATGAGCATGTTTTATGCATTATTTTATACCCCTCCGTTTTTTGATCTTAATACAAATATTACATTGAGATCTATATCCATCGGTTGATTTATCATATTTGGAGAAATCTGAAATATTTTTTATTTCCATACACCATATACATTTCCTGGTATTAGATCTCTCCATATAGATATATTATATACCCCCAGAAATTGAGATACCCCCCACATACCGAAGTAGAGGTGGAGGGCTTGGTTCTCAGGGAACATGTCCCTTACTAGATCCGTATATTTATTATATATCCATATTGGGGTAAATCTGAATATTTTGCTGATTTGTATGATACGTGATCTAAAAAGTTTTTGCAATATGATTAGTGAGCACATATGGGGTAAGATTTAATTATCCTACCCCGATAAGATTTCGAACATCTACCTTTATAAGTTAAATAAGGTAATCATTCTTAAGGCATGGGAAGACGACTTCAACATCGGCACTAAGTCTCTCTTCAACCCAGCCACCATTGTTATAGATAGCAGTTAGTGCTCTATCTACATCTATACCCTCGCCAAATAGAAACTGTGTTGCAAGGATATCGGCCGTGTATTTATCAACACAACCAACCTTGCCATATTTGTTTAATACCATGACTACTAGTAGCGTCATGATAATTGTATAACCAATCACTATGGCGTACTTGCCTCGTTGTGTTAGTTTGGTCTTTTGTTTTCTTATCATTTGTCTGCCTCTCTCTCGTATGCTAAGTCTATCTCTAAATTGAGTAATTGGTCAAGTTCCCATTGTTGTTTATTCATTGAGCCACTATCGCAATCATGATACAAAATATCCAAGTGCTAACTAATACTATGGCTAGCATTGTATCGTCTGTCATGTGTGTTACCTCGAACCATGCCCTATCTAGTTTATTCATTTAGTAACCTGCCTTATCCATAGCACAATCATAGCAAAGGGCTATTGTTTCATCAAATCTAGGGGTATCAAATTCTAGAGTTGTATCGCATTTATTACACAACATTTATTTATTCCAACCTCTCTTTTCAATTAACCAATCTAATTGCTCATCAGCAACTAATGCTTTTAGTGTACCTAGCAGTGCATAGTCAGCAGATACATTATCACCATATTGTGCATTTAATTCACTATAAATTAAATCTAATTTATTTTCTTTATTCATTTTATTACCTTTCGTTTGTTTATACTTTCAATCTATCCTATACCCCCGACAATTCCAGCCTCTGTAGGTGAACGGCAGGTTAATTGTAGATGAACGTATATTGGCTTATCCACAAGCAACACGCTGCAATGTGCATAAAGTTATACACATGTGTTAGTAATCTGTGGATAACCCGGGCGTCCGGCAGATCGGTTGTGTCCTTTACGTTAAGACACAACCTCCACCGATGCCGGCCTTATAGCCTAACGAACGTAGGCCAAGTAATTCCACATGCTGATTGGAATTTAGCGTCATCAAATCTTTCATTATAAGCCAAAAACAAATCACCAAATTCCATAACGATTTCTTCAAATGTTGTTTGAGGAATTTCATCAACGAATTGATTTAGTATTTTAGCCACTTGTTCAAAGTGTTGTCTTGAGTATGTCATTTTTTATCCTTTGTTTGTAATTAGTTTTAATCTATCATGAACCCCCGACAATTTGCAAACGGACTCAACGATCCTGACGCCCCGAAACGGACATCTAGTCATTTAAGAGGTTAAGAAATAAGATGCCGACATGCCGACCCCAGATTTGATTCTGTCAGACCTATGTGTTATATTTTAGATACTGAGAGAAGGGTAATAAATGAATAAGAATACAATGCTAGAACTAATGCAGAGTGAGTTAAATGCAGAGTGGGGTAATGAAACTCTTGCTAACCATGCCCTCGCTGGTATCTTGTCAGCCATTGTTGGTAAGGTAGAACTAGAGCAATACATAACAATGAGAGGTTGGAATAAATGAAAGGTATCAAATGTTTATTTTGTGATGACTACAATATGGCAATCACATTAGATAAAGATTGGTTTCTATGTCTGTCATGTGGACTAGACTATGAATTAGAAAAGGAGAAAATAAATGGGTAACTGGGCAAAATGCGAAATATGCAATAACGATAAAAAATTCTTTCAAGTAGTGTGTGAGGTGTGTTGGTCAAGAAAAGAACACCCTGCCTATTCTGATAAGATAAGCGAAATAGAAAACAGAAAGGAATATCAAGGTGTCTAATTCAACACAACTATGGTGGAAAGGAAGTATCACGCAATTTGGTGATATGCAAAAATGCTATGACGATAACCTATGGACAATGGAAAGCAAAGACGGCTCTTATGCTAGTGTAATCCTTGACGGAGAGATGATAAAAAGTTTCCGTTGTGAGGGTGCTTGGAACTTGGCTAGAAAATTAGCAGAGTCTCACTTACTTAAAAGAGAACAACTACTACAAGAAAGTTGGGTAACTGACTAATGAGTACTTGCACAAGTTGTCTTGTTCAGATAAACTATGAAGAAGATGGTGGACACATATATCCTGACGGATGTGTAGTGTGTGCCGATTGCGAAGGGAAAAGTCAATGAAGCCACAATGGTTAGCACATCTAGAAACAGCAAGAGATAAAATACTGGTAGCACAAAGTTGTTTAGATGAAGTTGCAAGATATTCTA